AGTTTCCTCACAAGGTCTGAACGACCTAACTTTGCCATCTTGTACTCATAGTGTTCTAATTCGCGGTAGTCTTTTCTGAGTCTCTCGATTTGGGAAATGATCATAGAAAGATTCCTTTAGTGGTTAAGGTTCAAAGATCATAACGACTAGGGGAGGATATTTGGAAACGCCTCCTTCACTACTGCAGACGAAATACCCTTAAATGGTTTTTTGTCTTTCATCTGCAATATTAACTTGGCATCCTCGGGATGAATCGCTTCGAGAAGGCCGATAAAAATTGTTTCCCTTTTAATTTTGTTAACATCATTGCCTTTAGGCGCAACGAAGTATAACATCTTTTTAAGCTGTTTACCTAATGTACTGGGAATGCTCTGTGGTTCGTTGGGAGTATACGGAGGATCTCCCTCAGGAAGAAGAAACTTTACATTGGGATTATAGGTACCTTGTAAAATAGTCTTGAGTTCAAAAGACTCGTGTTCTTTCAATAATTGAATCTTATCAGCTTTTTTATTTTTAGCTGATACTTTATTTAAAATCTCGTGCATATACAGATTCACTTTATTCGCCATCATCTTCATCCTTTTTAATATGCCTCGAGTTAATCCTGCACTGGATATACTCGTTATAATAATCGTCTCTCAATATTACATCATGCTCAAACTGAAGTTTTGCCTCATAGTATGAGCATTCACCTTTGGTCTTACAGAACCTAAGAATCTCTCTGTAATACTTTTTTGCTTCAGGGTCGGGTCCATAGTTGGTAACCTCTTCCTGAAGTAATTTATTAGAACCGTAGTAGGTTCTCCAATCTGATTCTTTAGTGACGTATTTTGCTCTGGACTTACCTTTGACTTTTGTCTTGCGTCTGTTCCAGAATAATTTTTTACCAATATATTTCTTGTTTGTATCCAAGTCTTGAATACGATAAACAAATCCAATATATTCCTCCGGAGCCGTTTCTGGCTCATACGGTTTGAATTCATGATACCACATATATAAAAAAATAGTCCCAAGTTGTTCACTCAGGACTATTTATCATTTTGCTAGAAATCAATCTCACATGCTCCCCCGGCGCATGCTGCCGCACCGAGCGTGTCCACATCAGTGAACTTCTTTTCAGTTAGCTCACCGATCCAGTCGATTTGTTGATATGATCGTTTGATCTTTTCCCACTTGTGAATTAAATGGGCATCTTTCAAGCAGTACTCTGCTTTCTTAAGATCACCTTCCAGATACTTAGATGCAAATGCCTGGAAGCGACGTACCCAGTCTTTCTTCATGGTGTTCTTGGAGTTTTCAGCCGAGATATCCTCGCCAAATCCTTGAGCAGTACTACAGGCCATCCAAAGGTCTCCAAAGGCCTGCAGGCCATCCACAACGAGACCAGAGGCTAAAACAGCCGCCACGCCATATTTTTCCACCATCTTTTCAGCGTCGATGACTTCAGTATTCGGCGCTTGATTAAAATCCTTGTCGCCAGAAGTAGACAAGAAAGAAATACCAGCAAAGTTATTCCGATTGCTATAAACATATTCAGCAACATCATCCCAGTCCTCCACTAGAATTGTATTCGATACATTATGAGATACAGTTGGATCAGCGCATAGCTCTTTGTTCTTACCTGGATTTACCCAGTGCTTTTGTGCTTTTGCCACTAGATCAAGATGCTTGGTACCAATCAAATCATCTTTTAAAATTGATCCTTGCTTGGGTGTAATAGGGAATGAAACAACCCAGTCACTACCAGATGCAGACCATACAGACTCTTCAACCATGTCTGGGTTAGTCTTGGCAATCAGCTGAGAGATTTCAGACTCTTTGTTTAGTTGGATATTTCTGATATACCTCTCAGAGTGTTCAGCGTGGATTCCACTTGCTGTTCCCAAGAGTACAGAAGCATTGCCACTAGGCTTAACGCAAGTAGTCCGAGCAGCAGGATTAATCCCGAGAAGATTAGCAACTCGAGCATTAGTCTCTTTAACAATCTTGGCACCTTTTTCCAAGATCTTTTCATTGAATAAAACATCGGGGTTATTCATCCATCCAGTTATAGACACACCAAGCAGAGCTTCACGGTCAAAGATCCTCTTGGATGTATCAGATAAGAATTTGAAGTCAGTATAGCCGGCTTGCAATGTACCAAGGATCGATGCGGCCTCACATGCCTTGTAGAATGATTCCTCATCTACACATTGACCACCGTTGATCTCTGTCAGGTTACATCCTTGCCAACCAGATTCACCGTCGATCTGTGGGAACATACCAATTTCAACACATGGATTGGTTGTATGTTCTGTGGATTCTACAAACACAAAGCCAGGTTCACCAAACTGCTTGATGCTGTCCATGATCGCCATGAAGTCTTCCTTCTTGGTTTCTTTACGGACGATCACTGCAGAGTTATTGGAACGTGCACGCTGTGGGTTATCTACAAACCAGTTACCAGTCTTGGCACTCATCATTTCTGTGTCAGTTGGAGTAAACAGGCAGATAGTTGCAGAACGCCGCACACCGCCGCTCAGAACCGCGTCAGCGCAATGCATCGCAATATCGTAGACATGGATTGGTCGTAAAGAAACTGGACCATTTTTTCCCATTACCAGACCTTGAATCAGGTACTCAATGCGATCCAAAGCCATGCGTAAACCATCAGGACCTGGTGCTTTGAATCCACCAGAAATTTTTGCACCCTTTGGTCGAATATTTGTCAGATCGAAGAATACACGACGGCCTTCAAATTCAGGATGTGTACCGCCACCTACAAAATAGGATGACATTAATACGTCCAGTGCAGACGCCCAGCCTTCAATAGAATCCTCTACGACATATCCTTTAGCTTGCTTTTTACGATCGATTACCTGTGGAAGCTTGTCAATGTGATGTGTCTGTACAGAGAAACCAGCACCTGCGCCACAAAGAAGAATATAGAAGTACTCACCAAAGAAAGAGGCACGATCAGCATATGAAGAGGTACAGTTATACATTTTCATTTGGTGCTTGAGTAACTGATCACCACCAAACTGCAAAGCGCGTTGTGCACCAAGTACACGTTTTTCTTTATAGGCATTAGAAGCAGTGGCCATTTCGTTAGCCAGCTCTGTAGTCATTTTATCTTCATAGTAGTCCTTATGCATAGCCATAACACGATCGACAGATTCATCCCAACTCTCATAACGGTTTTCATCATCAATATATCTTGAATAAGATTCGTAGAATTTTGTTTGAGACAAAAAGTCTCTCATGTCTAGACTATTAGTCATAGAACGCACCTCTTGTGTTTGAATTTTTGGAATTAGGTATTATATATCAGATCACGAAATTTGTAAACAGTTACTTGAGTTTTTCTACTGCTCGCGATCCAAACCAGAACGAAATAATTGCTGCGAAGATAGATTGAGACTGTGGGTCCCAGATAACATCAGATATCTCGGCCATATTCTGGCCAGCCTTCATCGCTTCCATTACTAGTACGGTTTTATAGAATAAGAAAAAGCCAAAGAAGCAGTACGTAATGATAGGACGCACACCTTTCTTTAAACCTGCAAAGAATCCAGTTTCTTTGGAAATTGCAATGTCATGCTCGATCAAGCGCTTGTGCTCTTCATGATGCGCCATGTCCTGCAGATGACTGAACTCAGCGTCCTGCATCTGCATCTTGATCTCAGCATTCATTTTCATTTTGGCCAGTTCGTGCTTTTGCTCCCGGCCTTTATTGATCGTATCTAGGATCTTAGGTGCAAAAGACGTTCCAAACCCAAGGACGGATCCCAGGAGTGCGAACATTTAATATTCCTTTTTACGCCTCACGAAAGCTTTGAACTTCATAGGTGTAGGAATAATCGCAATGTCCGCAGTCGTGGTTGCTTCTTCATCTTTTTTCTTTTTCTTCTTAGGTTCGATCTCTTTTAAGATTCTTTTCTTGTCAAGTGAATTGACCTTCATCTCAGTAAGGACTTTCTCAACATCGACATCATAGTGTTCTCTTAATAGAGCTAAACCAGCAATATAAGAAGCGATTCTAGTCTTACCTCCAGGAGCAACTTCAATCAGCCTCTTTAAGTTGAATACTAATCTATGAAACAAGTTAAAAGCAGCTCGTTCCTCAGATGTTTCAATCTTTTTATCTTTAATTCTCTTACCGGATTCGTCAATGATCCCAAGCTTAAAGGCCTCGGTCTTACTAAAAGGGGTGACCAAGAGCTTTAAGAATCTGTAGGTATATATGGTATCTGTAATAATTGAAACAGACATTAGATTTTTCTTAACGCTCCTACGACGGTTGGATCCATATTAATTCCGGTTAAATCATCTGGCAAAATGTAATTTAGTTTTACCAGAAATGGCTTTATTACTGACCAGTATTTATATTCTAGCTTTAAGGCCATGAGTTTAATACCAATGGGAATAGTGAATACATTACAAAACACAATAATATGATTCATCAAAAGTCTATCAGATAAATCCCCAGTATCGTGATACCGATTAATAAGTCTTTTAATATACTTGATACGATTCAAGTCTTCATAAAATTCATCAGTGTTCGAGCACTGGGGATTGCTATAATGTTTGGCAGCGACGATAATATAGTTTTCTTCAGTTACGTCGACATATTCACTTGTTATTTCCATTTAGATTTGTGACTCAAGATCCTTAATCATTGCGGATTTTGTCATGGAAGTGTCCAATTCAATTCCATGTTCTAAAGCTGCATGATCAGCTAAGTCTGCTTTAGTCATCACAGAGTAATCTACTGGATCAGCCTCAGTGAGCATTTCAGCTTCAGCTCCTACTTCTGGAGTAGGATCTGCTTCAATGATAGGCTCTGGAGCAGGCGCTGGAGCTGGAGCTGAAGCAGATCTTTGCATATTATGATAGTTAAAATACTCGACGATCTGTCTTTCGCTATGCTTACGGGATACTAAAATTTCTCCTGTGCGAGGATCTTCCCAACCGCGTAATGTTGGTACTGCATCTTGTCTTTTTGCTGGTGGCTTTAACATAGTATTAATCCTTAATTATTCGTTTTCATTTGCTGTAAAGCTTTGGTGATACCATCAATAATGTCTGCTTTGATAGGATTCACAAAAGAAGTATCACCTGCGCGCTGATCACCAAGTCTTCCTGGAGTTTGCTTGAGGGCATCTTCAATGCTCTGCTTATTCTGAGCAGTGACCTTTTCGACATCTAAGCCTACTTCAGTCTTATGCATATCTACAAATTCTTTTTCCAATGGTGTACGACCTACTTGCTTCTTAAAAGAATCAGAGGTGGTATCATCTGGACCGTGCTGTGCAGTAGCACCTGGAGCTTTTGCTTCCATCAGATCATCATGATTCTTCATTGCATAATTGTTTGCATCTTCTTCGTCTTTGAACTTGGCAACGACTTTACCAGACTTATTATAAACGCAGTACATCTCCATCTCGTCGTTGTACTTAACGTGATCCTTTGGATCCATATCTGCTGCTTCTTTTACTGGCTGCTCGCATTGGCATTCGCCATCTGCTCCGCATTCAGGGCAGGATTCTTCATCAATAGCTTTAGCAACATCTTTTTTCATAGTGACCTTATAGGATTTGTCACCAAACTTAAAAGAGCCTTTGCCTGCCTTTTTAGCAGCTGCTGCAGCGCCCATAAAGTCTGCTACATCTTCATCTGCAATCCCTTCTGGCACCCAGGCTTCACGTTTAACCTTCTTGGCGCCATACATTTCCATAATGGCTGTTCTCATTGACATTTTTTATTCCTTACTTGTTAAACAGGTAGGTGATTACGGTGCCAAAACCACCCACCACGCCTGTAATAATTATCCAACTGATTCTATTTATAATATTTACTGTTATCTGGTTCTTTTGAACCACTTTTTCCATCTGGCCTACTTTATCATATAGTTCGTAAATATCTTTTCTTAGGATCTTATGATCTTCTTCTTGATTAATCAGTTTCTCTTCAACTCTTGCCATTTGCACGAGAACTTCAGAGAGCTTATCAATTTTCGATTCAATGCGATCCATGCGCTCTGCGTTAGTTGCCATTAGTTGTCTACCTTTGCTCCTGATCTCCACTGATAGCATGACCAATACCGAGCCTTCCACTTAGGACCTGGGTTATCACAGTTATGTCTAGCACGGAAACTCTTGCGGCGATTAGGATCATCTCTTTTGATCTCCATGTTTGGATCACCGAAGCCAAGTTTAATTACGTTACCTTTTTCA